ACACTTCATTTAGAAAATCTGCAAGAATATGGTTAGGTGTGTTTTTTACAAGTATAATAGGAATAGTTACAAAAATGTTATTTAATGGCTAAAGAATTAAATGAAGACACTACATTTAAAATGAGTGTTAAAACAATGGGAATGATAGCAGCTGGTATAGCTGTTGTTGTAGGTGGATGGTACTCACTTATGTCTGAAATACAAGAAGCTAAAGAAAGTCCTGTGCCTGTAGACGTTAATATTATTAAAGAAGAAATACTAAAAGATATACCTGAAGCTGAAATTAGCAGAATGGAGTTTGATATGAAAGACCAGATGATTCGTCAGACTATTATAACCACACAGTCAGATGTAGAAGAAATGAAAAAAACTCTTGAAAAGATAGAGGATAAGCTTTATAATAGATGAAGCCAATTTACAAGATATGGACAGCTTACATGTTAATTATTGTATTTATGCTAATAGCTGGAATGTCTTTTAGTCAAGTAGTAGTAACTCATTTTAATGCTGAATGGAACAATCCAAATAAAGCTGAGTGGGTTGGAGATTTAACTGACTGTGAAGTAACGTATATTGATATATCTGCTAACCCAAAATTACAAAAGAAACATAAAGTAGTAGTTGTACCTACAATTATTATTTTTAAAGATGGAGAGGAAGTGAAAAGATATCAGGCTGATGTAAGTTTTAAAATGACAGCTACAAGAGAAGAATTACAAGAATATGTTGAGGAGTTATTAATGGAAGACTTCTAATGAAAAAATTATTATTATTATTATTATTTGTACCTTTATTAGCGTTTAGCCAAAAAGAGACCATTATACACATAAATACAGACGGGTATCCTAACGAAACTAGATGGGTGTTACATGCTGATAGTTTATACGGTACTATATTGGGACAGGTAAACTATGGATATTATACACAATCAGATTCATCTTATACCGATACATTATACATACCTGACAGTTTAACTAATATTTCTTTTGTTATATACGATAGTTATGGTGACGGCATATCTTCACCTGGAAGTTACTTTGTTTCTATTTGTGGAGACACAATAGTTAATTATCCTACCCCATCTTTTACAACAGGATTAATATCTAATAGAACTATACCTCCATGTAACGGTCCTCCAGTTTTATCAACTTGCGTTCCGTCAATACTTAATATAAATTTAGACCAATTTCAAAGCGAAACTACTTGGGAGATACATGATTCTACAGGTAGTTTATTGTATGCAGGAGGTCCTTATTCAACAGCTCCAGATTACGAACCTCAATTTGAGAATGTTTGTTTACCTTTAGGAGAGGTGAGTCTAACTATGTATGATTCATATGGAGATGGGTTGTCTGGTAGTTTGTGGGGAGGTAATGATGGTTCGTATTATTTTATGCAATGTGGGGATACATTGGTATATGGAGATGTTGCAAATTACGGTACAGATACTACACATACATTTATCTCAGATACATGTCCTCCTCCAGTACCTATTTTAGGTTGTATGGATGATAATTATGTAGAATATAATCCTTTAGCAACTCAAAACGACAGTAGTTGTGTAACATTAAAGGTTTATGGATGTATAGATTCAACTATGTTTAACTACAATTCTATAGCTAATACTATGGATTATATAGATAGTTGTACATATACATTAACTTTATTTGATTTAGCTGGTAACGGATGGGTGGGAAGTAGATTAGACATAATGCAAGATGATACAACGTCTTATATTTTAGGATACGGAAGCAGTCAGACTTTTTATTTAACATTAAATTCTCCTGAAACAATAAAAGCTAAGTTCTTTGTTAACTCTCAAGCTAGTGGGACTGCAATAGAATGTGGATTTATATTAGTTAGTTCTTCAGGAGACACTACTTTACATGTTCCTGGGGGATTCTCTAATCCAATAATACCTTTTTATAATTACACAGGAACAACTTATTGTGGTAATGAATGTATACCTGTGGTAATAGGATGTATGGATTCTACTGCTTATAACTATAATACAGGTGCTAATACATCAGATATATGTTATTATAATCCAGGATGTGTATCTCCTGCGTATTTAACATACTACACTCAAGGATATATTGCAGATATAGATGATGGAAGTTGTAATACATTGGCTTTATTTGGGTGTACTGATTCATTATCGTTTAACTATGATTCTACAGCTAATGTAGATAACGGTGGGTGTATACCAGTAGTTGTAGGATGTATGCAGCCCTTAGCTTTTAATTATAATCCTAACGCTAATACTACCTCTCCATGTATAGCTATAGTATATGGATGTATGAGTTCTATTGCTATAAATTACAATCCTCTTGCCAATACAGATGATGGTAGTTGTATAGGGGTTATTCTAGGGTGTACAGATTCTACAATGTGGAACTATTCTCCTAGCTCAAACACAGATGACAGCTCTTGTATACCATTTATATATGGATGTATGGACGCTACTATGTATAATTATAATTCATTAGCTAATACAGACAACAACTCATGTATACCATACTCTTATGGTTGTACAGACTCTAGTATGTTTAATTACGACCCTCTAGCTAATGCCAACAACAATAGTTGTATTCCTTATATTTACGGATGTACTAACCCTACATCTCTAAACTATTGCGATAGTTGTAATGTTGACGATTTTAGTTGTATATTACCTGTATATGGATGCATGGATTCTTTAGCTTTTAATTACAACTTACTAGCAAATGTAGATAATGGAAGTTGTGTACCCGTTATACTAGGGTGTACCGACCCAATTGCATTGAATTATTGTGACTCATGTAATACAGATGATTTCAGCTGCGTGTTACCTATCTATGGTTGCACAGACAGTTCTATGTTTAATTATAATCCCTTATCTAATGTTGACAATAACTCTTGCGTTCCTTTCATTTATGGTTGTACTGACCCTAGTGCTATTAATTACAATGCCCAAGCCAATACAGAAGATTTTAGTTGTATTGATTATGTGTATGGTTGTACCGACAGTACTGCTCTTAACTATGATTCAGCAGCTAATACTGAAAATGGTTCGTGTGTGGATATTGTTGAAGGGTGTATGGACCAAACATCATTTAATTATAATGTTCTTGCTAATATTAACGATAGTAGTTCTTGTCTCTATGATGCTGGCTGTATCACTGGCCCAGGCATTCCCTATTGGTTAAACGACCCTTGCTATGCCTGGGTGATTGATGTAGACAAATATTGTTGTGAAAACGAGTGGGACACTATATGTCAAGCAACATATAATTATTGTAAAGGAACTTGGATAGGCCCGCTACCTAAAAGATATAATAAAGAATTAATAATGATTACAGATATACTAGGTAGGCCAGTTACGGGACATAAAAGACAGTTATTATTTTACATATATAATGACGGTAGTGTAGATAAAAAATATATGAGATGAAGAAAATATTAATATTAAAAAATAATAAATGTTAGGATTAGGCGTAGGTATAAGTAAAAAAACTTCTATTGTAGGAGGGTCAGTATCACCATCTGATATAAGTGGATTAGATGTTTGGTTTAAGGTTAATACAGGTATAACAGCTGCTAGTGGTAATACGTCTGACGCAGGTAATATGCGAGACGGTGAAGATATTAATTCATGGGACGACCAATCAGGAAATGATAGGCACGCTTCTCAGACATCTTCACCAGATAGAAAACCGCACTGGGAAACTGACTCGGCTGATTTTGGAGGACTAGTATGGCCTGATGATACCGCTGATACCCATTTAAACATGGTGACAAATGTAGGGGGAGAAAATAATATTGAAGCAAATGAAGATTTTACTATTATGATAAGAGTTAAATTGACAGACTTTAGCACGGCTATGGGGTTAATAGGAAGTGCTGCAAAAGAAGTAATTAAATGGACAGACTCTACAAGAGTAGGGGTTTTTATAGGAGGAAATAACCCTATAATTGAATTTGACGAAGGAGAAGATGACCTAGCTACTGATACTTATTATATTCATACTCTTACTAGAAAAGATGGAAGTACAGGAAACTTAACGTATCATATACATGGAGGAAATTACACTGATAAGTTTTGGAATAATGATGCATCTGCTCGTCGAGATTCTGATGCTTTTACTTTAAATAATATAGGGTGTGCTGCTGACACTGCATTACCAACAGAAGGAGTATTTAAAGATGTTCTTGTTTGGAAAGGAACAGCCTTGAGTGATTCACAAAGAAGTGATATGTATACTTATATAAATGGACAAGACTATTAAATGAGAAAATTATTATTATATATATTTTTAATATTAACAACTATAGTTAATGCTCAAAATTTAAAAAATCAATTTAAATTTTCTACATTTTACGGAGCTATAAATGGAGGTACATCTGTATCTGATATAGATGTATTCTCTATAACAGAAGGATTAACTACTACTACTGTACAAACACCTTATGATTACAATGTTACATTAGGCGTAAGAAAAATAGCTAGATTTGGATATGAAAACAAAGCTAATACATTTTACGATGGAAGTGAGTCTAATTATAGTGACGCAGCTACAATAGGTAAAATAAAAGGAACGGAGTTTTTATTTGAATTAAATTATAAAAGACAAGAAGGTGTAGAGTATTTAGACCAACATCATTTTATAAGATATGTAGCAGATAACTGGAACGCTAAAATTGAATATTTAAAAGATGGATTTGCTGATGTAGAATACTTTGAAGGCTCACAAAGATATAGGTATAGTTACAACAACAATCTTTCGTTTAATATTGGAGCTGTACAAAGAATATCTGANCCTTATGGATACGACCCTTTAGAAGAATGGAAATTAGATAACGGTAATATACACTATACATATTTAGCATTAGAAGAAGGTTACAATGTAGATGTGTATCACGAAATATATTATAATCCAGAAGGTAATATAGTTGCTTATTCTTCAGACGTTTGGGAACAAGTAGTAATACCTGAAGTATTATATGATTACACAGTAAGTAAAAGAAACAAATTAAATAGTATTTGGAACCATTCTTTAGTATTAGGATTTGATTACTATTATTACAAAAAAGATTTTTGGTTACATTCTTGGGGTAATTTAATGCCTTATCATTACGATGACGGTAACGAATATGCGTATCATAATTTTATAGGAGGACAATGGTATGATTATTCAGGTGGAGCTATATTTGGTAAAAAAATTAATAAACAAGTAGGTATTTTTGTAGAAGGAAAGTACAATAAATATTGGAATAGAGAATGGTATAATTTTAAATTAGGAATTAATTACGTAATAAGATAATGTATAACTATAAAATTTCTGTATTAAAAGTAGTTGATGGAGATACTATCGACGCTGAGATAGATTTAGGTTTTGATATTAAAGTAAAGAAAAGAGTTAGATTTATGGGGATAAACGCTCCAGAATCTAGAACTAAAGATTTAGAAGAAAAAGCAAGAGGATTAGCGGCTAAAGACAGAGTTAAACAATTATTAGAGGGATGTAAGAATATACAATTACACTCTCATGGTATAGGTAAGTTTGGTAGATGTTTAGGAGAAATATTTTTAGACATGGTAGATGGACAAGAAAAATTAACTATAGAAAGCTTAAATGAATTATTAATTAGAGAAGGACATGCAGTAGAATACCATGGAGGAAAAAGATAAAAAGTCGGAAGGTTTAGGTGATACTTTAGAGAAAGTTATTACAAGAAGTGGTATTACTAAATATGTTAAAATAATAAGTGAAGATTGTGGTTGTGATAAAAGAAGAAAAAAATTAAATAAATTATTTCCTTATAAAAAATGAGTTACCTATACGAATCTAAGGATAAAATATTAATGTCAGAATCTTCTGTATGGGGACCTGAACATCAATGGTGTGTATGCGCTGTATGGAGTGATTCTGTTAACCCAAATTATCGTAATCACACTGCTCCAGGTTGGTATGACACTAGTTTTTTATGTTCAGATGACCCTAATCAATGGTGGCCAAGAGCTTTTTCTCACCCAGGAAATCCTTTAAATCCAAATTATCCTTCTAACTATGATGCGTTTTATCATTACGCTGTTTCTCAAGTTGGACCAATTAATGTAGGGGACCAGATAGTTTTTGATACACAGGCATATAATTACGCTGGTTGTAGTCTTGGAAATGTCTATGCGGTTACAAAAATATGCTTTGTGTATAAAGGTCATTATTATATGAGCCCACAAACATATACAACTTTAGGAGCTCCTTCTAGTAATCCTGTTCCAGGATACAATATACACAGAGGACCTTGTTGTGAATCATTTCCTAACACATCTATAAAAACAAGTTGGGATTGTGTGCAAATTGGAGACCACCCAAAATTTGGATACAAGTGTGTAGAAATACAAGGTATAGGAGGACAGTATCCTACAAAAACAGATTGCATCAACTCTCCTTGTAGTCAACAAGTTCCACAAAATCCCGACCCAGGAATGCCAGGCGGAGGACCAACATTAAACCCCCCAACACCTTAAGATATGGAATTTAAAGAAGATTATTACGAATGTGGTCATCCAGACGCTCCAGGACCTAGACATATATGGGAAAGTCCTGAATTTAGTAAAAAGAATCCACCAAGTAATTTTTGGGGATTACATATATGGAGGGTTTGTAATCATTTTAAAATTACAGAATGGCCACAAAATTATAATAATACTACATGGGCAGGAAAACCATCATGTAATTTTCCTGGGGTAAACACTTACACTCCTAACACTGTAGGCCCTTTTTCTTTTTTTGGAAATCCATTTTGTACACGATATTGGACTGGAACAACGTGGGCTTATAATGTAACAAGCCCTACTCCATCTGGGTACTTACCACTTACTGATTATTATTACACAAATTATTTTTATGATTGGGCGGTGCAGAGTATAGGGCCTATAAATGTAGGGGACAAAATAGAATTTAATTGTTGTGAGCAACAAGCCCCTTGGATAGGATTGACTAATAGTGTTGGTAGTAATCATCCAACTCCTATGTGTTTGAGCAACACTATTGGAGGTTCAGGTTCAGGAAATAAACTATGTCTAGAATATGTAGGAAGACATTATATAGGAGGTCATCCTCTTATTCCTAATCCAACAGGAAATCCAACACCACAACCCTGGCCTATTCAGGTAGGACAATATTATTGGAATGGTACTTATATGACAACTAGCATGATGAGCGCTACAATATATTCAATGTTAAATTATCCAGAAGAGGAGCCTACATGTTGTAAAAGTTTTATACATGCTACATCTTGGGATTGTGTACAAATAGGAGACCATCCTAAGTTTGGATTTAAATGCGTAGAAGTATATGGAGCGTCAGGTCAATATGAAACTAAACAAGAATGTTTAAGAAGTGGTTGTGAAGGAATAAACCCAGACCCAGGTATGCCAACAACACAAACTCCACCAGGAGGATTTACTCCACTAACAGGAGGAACAATTGGAACAACCATAGAATCTGGAGGAGGAGGAGAACAGTCTCCAGGCTCTCCTACTGATGAAGAATAATAAAAATAAAAAAATTATGCCAATACTTACAACTATAAACAACATTCCTTTATTTAGTACACCAGCAGAAGCTTTAAACTATGGTAGTAGTAATGGATTAGTAGGATATCACACACATATATATAATGGTGTTACAGGATATATGGCTGGAGCAACACATGGACAAGCTGCTGGTTCAAGTCAAGGGAGTTCTACAACAAATAATATTAACACACAAGGAGGTTATTAATAAATAAAAAATTAAATTATGAGTATATTAGGAACAATATTTAGTGGAGGAGCTAAAGATTTAGTAGAAGGTGTCGGTGGAGTTATAGATAACTTACACACTTCTAAAGAAGAAAAATTAGAAGCAGAACAAAAAGTAAAAGAACTTATAGCAAACTATGAGGTTCAAATGGAAAAAGAAATCTCATCAAGATGGGCGGCTGACATGGCTAGTGATTCTTGGTTGAGTAAAAATGTTAGACCATTAGTGTTAATATTTTTAGTAATATCTACAGTTTTATTAATCTTTATTGACGCAGGAGTTATTAACTTTGTAGTTGAAGCAAAATGGACTGATTTATTACAATTAGTATTAATTACAGTGATTGGAGCGTATTTTGGTGGTAGGTCACTGGAAAAAACAAAAAAATGACAAAACTATATTATAGAGAGTTAATACATAAGGTTATGTTAGAAAAGGGTTACAAATACTTTACTAATGATAATTACGATGTAAACATTATAGGAATAAGAAATTCTGATACTAATGGAAAAGTTACAAATAAGTTTGACGATATAATGACTATATCATTTAAAGATGAAAATGGAGAGTGGCATTATTACGAATACGAATGTACAACAGACCCAGGGGATGATTGGATGGAAAATCCTTGGATTGATAAAATAGGATGTGCTGTTTTAAAACCTGGACAATACAGAGGCTCTCATAAACTTAGATTACATGGAGGTAAATATTTAGCCTTAGGACAGAAAGAACCTGTAACAGTATATAGAGATAACAATAGAAACGATAAGTATGAATTTGACGAATCAACTTGTGACACAGGTGTATTCGGGATTAATATACATAGAGCTACAGCTTTAGAAGGTAAGACTTCCACCTATGTAAACAAGTGGTCAGCAGGATGTCAAGTAATTGCATCTAATGATGACTGGATGGAATTTTTAGGAATATGTCAAGAAGCTAGAGAACATTGGGGTAATTCATTTTCATACACTCTTTTAGAGAGTAAAGATTTAATATAGTGGAAGCAGAAGATAGTATTATTTATAAAGATATATATAGAAATGCATATTTTGTTTTGACAGGAGTGTTATCAGTGGACGATTTAATAGAGTACAATGGATGTGTCTTACCATTTGAACCTTATTCTAAAAAAAGTGAAATAAAGGAAGATATATATAATGATATAATAAATCACTTTATTAAAACAGAGGAATACGAAAAATGTGGAGATATAAAAAAAATTAAAGATAGTGTATATAATAAAATAAATTCTTAACTTTGTAAAAAATAAAAAACGATGGCAAAAAATTATACTTTTGAATGTACCTTATCTATGTCCGCTAGTTCTGGGACTGGATATTCACAGTCACAAAGCGGCTCATATTCATTAAACATAACAGGTGTAGACCAAATAGCTACAGGTAGAATAGATGTTGAACATGATGGTGACTCCGAGGTAATGGCTGCTCCAGGATATGGTAGAGTAATATATGTTAAAAATTTAGATGACACTAACTTTGTTAAAATATATGACGGAGCTTCAAGTGCTGCTGACTTAATAGGTATATTAAAGCCAGGTGAGTTTTTATGTACAATTATAAGAGGAACAGCAACAACAACAGCAAAAGCAGATACAGCGACAGTAACAATTGAGTACGCTGCAGTAGAAATAGACGCTAACGCATAATAAAAATATTAAAATATGGCAACGCAATCATTATCAGTAACAGTTTCAGGAAGTTTTTCATTAACAGACTCCGAAGGAAATCAAGTATTTTCGTTCGCACCAAGCTTTACTACACTTAGTACAACAGTAGATTCAGCTTTAATATCAACTGGTGAAATATTAACTAATGGTACTTCAGACACTACAATTAATTTAGCGAGTCATAATAAAGACCATATATATACATTTATTAAAAATGTAGACACAGATTATCCTGTTGCGGTAAAACCAGATGGTGATGTTATTGCAGACCTTAACCCAGGTGAATGTTTCTTTTCTCCAGTTCATATAGATGGAGCGGGTGATGCCTCTGCAAATTTAGATATAGACGCTACAACAGCAGCTCAAAAAGTACAATACTTACTTTGTGATGGTCCTGATACAGGAATAGCTTCTGACGACTAATAGACACTATGCCCTTAATTAAAGACAAGGACAGGTATAAAAAGTTATCAGCTAGAGATAGAGGAAGAGGTCGTGTAACAGAAGATTCTAATCTACCTAATAAATCAATAAACACTTCTCAAAGAGAAAAACAAAATTTCACTGAAGAAAGAAAATTAAAAGAAAGTAAATCTTCAGGTAATTTTAATTCTGTAAAATCAATATATGTACCAGCAAATACACTCACAAATATTTTTACATTGTCGAAAGGGCAAACTTTAAAAAAGTTTTTAATTGCAAATACAGAATCCGCTCTTTTGTTTGATTTACACTGGAGTAATCTTGAGCAGAAAAATTTGTCATTTACAGAAGGAACTGGCACTTTTTATGAAAATAACGAAATACAAAATACCACAAGGTTGTTTAGAAGAAATCTTTCGGCTTACGATTCTTTTGCGGGAGCTAATGATACTAACACAATAGCCAAAGTAAGTGAAACATTTGATATAGAAGATTTATTTAATAATGTAGATAGAAATATATATTTTTATTATCTTGCTAACAATGTAAGTTGGATTACATACCTAATTACTGATTAGTTAATAACTCTGTTCATAAGTTATTTTTAAGTGTTTAATTTTCAATGAATTATATAATAATTTTATAGACATATTAAATAACACAAAATAATTATGTCTTTAGTTGATAAAATAAAAAAATATCTTTTAGAAAACCCTCACTTATTACGAAGTAAATACTCAGATACTGCAAAGAAATTTGGAACTAATTACGAACAAATTAGATTAGTAGCCAGAAGACTAAGAGCTTTAAATCCAGATAACGAACCAAAAGAAAAAGAAGTTTTAAATTTTCAAGAAACAGACAAAGAAGCTATTGTTACAGCAGAAAATTGTACAAGAGTAAAGTCTTTAGATGACTTACTTAAGCAATGTGATGTAGATTTAAATAAGTGGTTTGTAGAGAAGTACGACATAGGAACCTATGAGGTTACAGGTTTTGACAAAGAGCGTAACCCTATTACAATTACTATGTATAGAACTAAAGCTTGGTTAAAACCAATTGCTCAAGAATTTAACATAGAGGTTGTTAAAAAGCAGCTTAAAAAAGACTTGTCTAATTTATCTCCTGTTGTTCAAAAGAAAAAAAGAGAACGTAACGATAAGAAGGACAAACACCTTTTAGAAATATCAGCATTTGATTTACATTTAGGGAAAATTGGTATCAAGGGTGATAAGTACAGCTTGAAGATTGCGGAGAATAGATTGTTTGACGCTATAGAGCATTTACTATACAGAGCTCAAGGATATTATGTTGATAAAATATTATTTATAGCAGGACACGATTTTTTAAATTCAGATGGTGATTGGCCAATACCTAGTACAACTAAAGGCACTCCTCAATTTAATTCTGATTACCATATAGATATATATAGAGCGGGTAGAAAACTTTTAATTAAAGCGATTAACTATTTAACCGAAGTAGCTCCTGTACATGTAATGGTTATTCCTGGTAATCATGACAGAGAATCTATGATGCATTTAGGAGATACACTAGAATTATATTATGAAAATCATGAAGATGTAAAGGTAGATAACAACGATTGTCTTATGAAAATGTTAGTATATGGTAAGAATATGGTTGTATCTGACCATGGTGATGGATGTAAGGTTAATGATTTACCTGGTATCATATCACAAAGATATAAAAATGCGTGGAGTGATGTAGACTACGTTGAAGTACATAGAGGTCATCTACATACAAACAAGTCTACAAAACTACAAGCAATTGAAGAATTACAAGGTATCACTATTCGTAATCTTTCATCTATGTCTGCCACTGATTATTGGCATGATAGTAAGGGTTATATTGGAAACATTAAAAAAGCCCAAGCTTTCCTATTTCACAGAAAGAATGGACTTCAAGGTATATTAAATTACAACGTAGAGTTAAGTTAACTTCTCTGCAGTTCTTTAATATATTTATCTATAGTTTTCATACATTTTTCAAGATGTCTTAAATATTTTTTATAATATCTAATTTGGTCTTGTTTCCTATAATTAGGTGGGACTAATTTACTATGTCTTCTCATTTTTCTTTTTCTATTAAGTATTCTAAAAGTTGTAACGGGGTGTATATAGTTAGCCCGTTATTATAACTTTTATAAATACTTGTAAAATTATTGGTTTCTTCATCAAATGTCCAAAGTGTTTTCACTCCTTTTTCTATTTGTTTTCTAAGTATTAGTTTGATGTTTTTGTAATTACTCATAAGCTCCTGTTATTTTATTTCTAATTTGTTCGTTTCTTTTTACTTGAGTATATCCTTTAATTTTTCTTTTAAAACCTGTTCTAGCGTGAATCTTTAAATCTACAACACGTGCATCACATTCTAAAGGTTTTTTAGGATTTATTTTGTTAATATCTCTTTTATAAACATTGTAGTTTAGTAGAGGGTATGTATCATCATACTCCCTACCAAACACAACATTTATAAGCTCCACTGTTTCTGTTTTAGTTCTATTACGATAAGGTCTTTCATATTCATAAGTGATATCGCAATAAACTATTTCTCCTGGTTCTATATTATCCATTAGTAATTCATTATTAATAATTCTTCTCCTTTGTTTTGTTTCTTTCCTTTCTGAGCTCCAGCTGCTTTTGTAAACTCTTTACTCACCCATCGGAAATCTTTTCTTGGATACATTTCTTCTAATTCATCAAAATAGTAATAAGACAATGCAAATTTACCATTTATTTCATTTAACAACACAGACAACATATCGTGGTCACATGAATCAAAATTATGATTAGAATAATAGTTTTCAGTTTTCCAATAAGGAGGGTCTAAATAAAAGAAAGCATTTGGTCCATCGTATTTCATAATACAATCTATATAATCTAAATTTTCACATTTAGTAATTTTAGTCAAACGATTAACCGTATCAAAGTTAAGCAATCTGTCACGAAAAGAATCAAATTTTGATTTATATTTACCTTTTAAATCTACATATTTAGATTCCATTATTTTACTACCACTGAATACTTGTGTAGATATATAAGCGTATTTCATTGCTAAATCCATTGAATAATCTGGAAAACCTAAATCACATGTATTATTAATTTCTTTTTGATATTTATAAAATAATTCTTCGTTTTGTGATTCAATTCCAGAGTCTTCTATATGTCTGTAAAAAAGATACGGCTCTGTACAACATTGTATAAGGTTTACCATAAACCTATTTTTATCGTTATAGACGACTTCTTTTAGTTTTGGACCCTCATGTATATCTCCCTTAATATAAACCCAGAAAGCTCCTCCAAACACCTCTACGTAGGTTTCTATGTTTTTTGGTATGTACTCACATATCCATTTAGCCATTCGGCTTTTACCTCCTATATAACTTATCATATTAAAATATATATCTTATTTTATTCCATGGAATAATTCTATCATGTAGTTCAACAAAGTCTTTTATATATTGGTACTTTAACTTACGATTGTACCTTCTATTTACTCCTCCGTATTGTGATATCTTATCCTCTTGTATACTTGGTACCCATAAATCTATTTCAGACTTAGGATTATCTTCCAAGTTGTATTTATGTCTTTCAAAGTTGTGTGTAAGAAATATACACTCTGCTAAAACATTGTTTTTATTATCTACATAGTCATTCATCATACTAAATAAACATTTGTAGTCTTCTAACCATCCGTTATAAACTATAATAGGACTAAAGTTCACATGAACATCATATCCAGATTGTATAAAAGAATCTATAGCTTTTATTCTATCTATAATTTTTGACGTATTAGGTTCGTGTATATCCGCTTTGTGTTGTGGCATTAAGCTAAAACGTATACGTATTTTACCTTCAGGATTAAATCTAATTAAATCTGGATTAACATATTTAGTAGCAAAACTACCCATAGCTTTAGGGTGGTCTCTAAAGAATTTAAATATTTTTTCCCATTCGTGATACTTCGCGTGTAAAGCAAAATCTTCGTTACAACTTATATCATATGTTGTGTACTCACTATGTGTTTGATTAGGTTTGTAAGTATCATCAAAAGTTATGTGATTATTTATAGCTGTTAGTATAGCTTCTGTATTTTTTGCTACACTAAGTCCATATGGTTTATTACGTTTCATATAACAATAAGAACAGTTATATAAACAACCATGACCAAAGCTAGGAGATATAAAATCTGTGCTCCTACCTGATGGTCTTATGGTAAATGTTTTTCTATTTACTTTTTTTATTGTATTTAACATTTTTATCTCTTTCTTTTGTCCATTTCTTCTAATCTTTTTTTCATTTTATTTCTTTTAATATTATAAAAGATTGACCTCTCAATTTGAGTTATTATATACATTAATGATATTATTCCAACTGCAAAAGTTATTATTACTAGCATTATTTTTTTCTTTTAATTTTTTCTAATTCAAATTCTAAATGAGCTATCGCTTTAGTTATATCTTCTACAGGACTTTCGTGTTTATGGTAAGCTCTCAGTAGATATGTTACAGCTGTGGCTAAATGATATGGTAATTCAAAGTTATCACATACTCTTCTAGCTTCATAACCTTCTTTACCTTTATAGTATTCAGGTATTCTTTCATCATCTAATGTTGTTGTAGGATAGTATCCATTCCTACCATAATCATAGTAATGTTTGTTGTGTTTTTTATCTTCCTTGGCCACGATATTTCTTTTTAA